AGTGGAAAGTTTCTTTATTTTTATCTTGTCCACGGCCATTTGAGTTTACAATATGTTTATTTACAATACTCATTATGCAATCTCCAAAATACTAGCTACAGCTTCAACATCAGGTGAAGATGAGTCTAAATTAACTGCCGCAATAATTCTGATTTTATCATTAGCTTCTAAATTAATAGGTTTATCAAAAACTAAAGTATTGTTTACATCAATCTCTAAAGATTTTCCTATATGTCTAAAAGTTGTACCGCCATCAATTGTAATTTTAATATCTACAAAAGCAATATTTGTGGAACTTAAATTTGAAACATAGAGAGCGTGTATTACAGCAGCTGTTGCTGCAGGACAAGTATATAAATCATTTGATGAGTTATCGGATGTTCCAACATCTAGTCCAGCATTTTTAAATGTACTTGCCATATTTTATATCCTATGATCCAAAAACAATACCATATGCTATAGCATCTCCGTCCATAGCGACAGTACCACTTTGATTCGGTAAAGTTATCGTTCTATCTGTTGTAGGTTCTGCAACCGTTAATGTAGTTTCAAAAGCATTTTCAATATTTCCTTCAAATACTAAATCTGCGCCATTTAATACAATATCATTTGTAGTCGTAGCACCAATATTTGTAACACCTTGAAGTGTAACTGCACCAGCACCACCAACTTCTTTTACAACACCAGCTGTAGTTTTAGTATAAAATTTACCGTCAGTTACATTGAGTGCTATTTCGCCGGCTTCTAATTGACCTGATGTAGGTATTGCGGCTGCTACTTCTGAGCGTTTTGGTTTATATACAGTTGTCATAATAAATTATCTTTTAAATAAGTTTTTTAATCTATCAATATAATTGTAATTTATTCTATCTTCTTTTTTACTTAAACTATAACCAATCAAAAATGATACGGCCATAACTGTAAGTATTGCTATAATATGCCAAGCTAAAAATGCCATTAATATGTTCCTCCATCTATTGTAGTGATTGCTACTGAACCAGCTGTTACTAAAAAGTTTGCAGTAGGGAAAAAGGCAACACCAGCGTTTGCTGAAGTTGCTAATTCTCCTGATATTGTAATTCTGTTTTGTGATACTGATGTATTAATTCCTTCGCCTGCTAAAAATTCTAAAGTATCTTCTAAGAAAACTTGTCCTATTGTAGAAGATTCATCCGCTAATCGTATAAAAGGATTTGCAAGTTTGCTTCTTGTAATAGAACCTGCTAACATAGCATTTGTAATACCTAATGCTTTTACTCTTAGAGCATCACTGTTAACTTCTATTGAACTGCCATCAACTGCAACATCAAGTGTATTACCTGATTTAGTTAAAGCATTACCGGCTGTAATTTGGCCAGCACCTGAAAATTGTCCTACTGTTAATGAAGTTGTACCAATTGTAGGTGTGCCTTCGTGTGTGAATACATAACCATTATCAGCATTGTCTGTACCTTGTTCTACAAATACAAAACTACCACCTGTTAATTCAGAAGCCGTGTCAGCATCAACTGTTCTTGTCCATACTGTTGATGATGTTCTTTCGTAAATACCGTTTTGACTTTGTGTGGTTTGATTCTTAACTAAAATTCTATCGCCGTTTGTTAATGTTACACCATCAAGTGTTGTAACAGCAGAACCATAAGTTAATGTAGCACCTACACCTGCTGTACCGTTAGCATATGTAGCACTTAAATTTACTGTTGTAGCCGCAACGACTGAATTTTTAACATCTAAACCTTGTGATGTTGCGTCAACATATTCTTTTGTTGCAAGTGAGTCAGTAGTAAATCCTGCACGGTCTTTATAACCTGATGGAACTTTAACTGTTCCTGTACCGTTTGGTGATAATGTTAAATCGCCATTACCGTTTGTTGTTGAAATTGTATTCGCATCAACTCTAATATTGTCAACATCAACCTGTGTTAATCCTGCAACGGCCGTTGTTGTAGAACCTAAAGTAAGTGTAGAACTTCCTAATGTGATTGTAGAGTTTGCTAATTTTACATTTGTAACATTAGCATCTGTTAACTGTGTTGTACCAATTGAAGCATTTGCAATTGAGAAAGATACTTTATTAGCTGAAACGGCAGTTACAACTTGTGAATTACCTTCAAAGTCTAAAGTTTCTCCTGTAACAAAATTGTCTGAGCCTGTATCGCCTGTAATTGTAAAATCTGTAGTAACAGTTGCAAAAGATAAAACACCAGAACCGTCTGTTTTTAAAAACTGTCCAGTTGTTCCATCATCTGGTGGTAAAGTTAATGTGTAACTTGCAGATAAAGTATTCGGAGCTTTAATTATAATATTATCAGTACCGTTATTAGTACCTTCATTTAATTTAATTCCGCCACCAACTGTTGTACTATTTCCTACAATAATTTCGTCTACTGCTTTATTCGCATCAACGATAATAGCTGAACTAGCAGTTAAAACTCCTGGTTGATGATCTAAAGCGTTTGTAAAATACTTACCGCCAATGACTTCTTGCGTTGTCGCATCGCCGTTACCATCAATTGGTCCAACACCGATAAAGAGTTTATCTCCTAATGTGTTATAAGCACCTACAGCGTATGAATATGAAAGCTCTCCGATTTTGGCTGTAGCTGGTTTACCTAAACCACTGGACGTTTTTACTTTAATTATAGTTGCCATTTATTAATATTCTCCACCGTTAAGTGTTAAATTTCCTGTCGTTGTAATGATGTTTGTTCTTGTAACAAACTTTTGATCGCTTGATCTGTATTGTAATAAAGAGCCGTCAGCTAGTCCTTCAGTTGTTGTATCTACATCGCCTAATAATTTTAATTGTAATGAGCTGTTTTGTAATGTGGCACCAGATGGTATCGTTACAGATACTTTTTGGGGTCCAGCAGATGTAGGTGAACTGATCCTAGCAGTTATGTTAGCCATTCAAATCTCTCTTTTTACTTATATTTATATTAATTTTAATCTATAATAAAGAATAATTTAAACACTTACTTCAGGTCTAACGGTAATAATTCCTTCTAAAACTCTTGTAACTGTACCAGTACTAGAGGTAATTTCAACGTCATAAACGTGTCTTTCAGCGTCCAGAGCGGTTGTTTGATTGGCTGTTAAAGAAATAGTCAAAACACCAGTTGTTCTGTCCGTAGCAAAAGTAGTAGTCATCGCTGTTCTTGTTCTTGTAGATGAATAACCTTTGGCCAGTTTTGCAACGGCCGTATAACCAGTCAAATCAAATACGTTTCCGTTTATGTCTTTTACGGTTATATCTGATGTAAATGTTGCGCCTTGGTCTATTGATAGGTTTGCTACAGCTGCCATTTATTTTGTTTCTTTAGTTTCCTTAACGTCTATACCTAATTCTTCTATAATTCTATTATTATAATATTCAGTTAAAACGTCTATTTTCTCAATTTCAATAAGTAATCTTGTCTTATTGCTTTGTATTTCTTGTCTTGCTATGATGTAGTTTTTCAATTTATCACTGAACTTAGTTTCATCATATTCTTTACCATTAATTGTAATCGCCATATTCACTCCTTTAATAGTATTATTTATAAGAGATATAAATAGACATATAAATAATCATATGCCAAAAACAGTTTATAGAAGCACAGTGAGATTAGTAAGAGAGAGTTTAAGCACTCCTTTTTTCCCTAGCACTCCTGCTATGGAAAACGCAAAATTTGAATATAAATCACAAGGAAAAATATTAAATTATTTTGCAGAACATTCAGCAGACGAATTTACAAGAATTTATCAAATTGATTTTAAAGATGAAGAATCAAGAATATTATGGCGCCAAGTACCTGCTATAGAAGAAAGTATGAAAGAATTTTACATTTACAATAGTGATAATAATATAGTAACATATATAAATGAAGAATTAATAAACACTAATGATTATGATTGATTTATGCTCTTACCTAATGATATAGGTGAATATAAAGTCTTAAATAAACAATCTTACTTACCTTTTAAAGATAAACTTTTTGATTTGTTTAATTCTTTTAGCCAAACAAACGACAAATTAAAACATAATTATACAATTGATAATTTACAGTTTAATGAATCAAAAGAAATATCTGTTATAATATATAAAGAAGAAATAATAGCATTTGCTTCTATTTTAGATAGAGATATTTGGCCTTCAAATACAAGTAGAATATTTAATCGTTTATTAAGAAACAAAAAATTTGAATGGAAAAATCCTGTTTTTGGCATCATATCTAAACTTATACACGACCATCAAATAAGCTATTGTAAAAGTATTAACAAAGATTATGTGTTTGTATCACAAGAAACAAAAAAATTGTGGTTACAAAAATGGATTGAACAGGCTAACGAATATAGTCCTAGTTGGATAATCTGTGATGAAAAGAAAAAAGTAACAAATGGAACCTCAAATGGTTCTACACAACATATAGCTTACAAAAAAATTTCAAATACTAACGAGCCTTTTCTTCTATAAAAGGTAAAAAGATAATACTAGGGTCAAATTCTTTTTTATTCTTAGCAAAATTATAAGACCTTGTATCAACGTGGTGATTGTTATGCCAAGCTTGTCCCCAAGTTAATAAAGCAAGTAAAGGAATATTTGTAGCCTTATCTTTAGATTCGTAAGTTTTATATCCAAAAAAACCTGAATGGCAAAATGAGTTAACTAATGCTTCTTGATGATATGACCAAGCAGCTGGTATAATCCAAAACCACAACATAAATTTCCAATCAATTAATGTTAACAAAACAAATGTTCCCCAAACTATAAAAGTATAATTACGATTTAACCATTTATGATATTCATTTCTTCTTATATCAGGTATTACTCTAGGATTAATTTTGCCTAATTTTTTATTATGTATCCATCCAATATATGAATGAAAAAATCCATCTTTAGGACTATGAGGATCTCCTTCTTCATCAGCGTGAGCGTGGTGCATACCTCTATGTACAGCGGCCCACCATAATGGACTGCCTTGTACACAAAGACAAGATAAAAACAATAAAGGCTTGTTAAGAAATTTTTTAAGTTTAATTGACCTATGACTTACAACTCTATGTAAAATTACGGCAGATCCTAAGCCACAAAAAATAACCCAGCCTAAAAATAAATATAACCATTCAGGCGATGTAAATATTAAACCTAGTACTGCTAATATTTGCACAGGCCAAAATACAAACCATAAATTAACTTGACTTCTACTCATTAATATCCGTTTTCGTTTTGTTTAATATGTTCTAAGAAAGGTGCTACTGTATAATTAGGTGTTAAACGACCTCTTGTTTGATTTGTAGTGTCGTTAAATCCTTGATCTACGCCTTCCCAATTAGTTATATTTATTCTCAATTTACCACATCTAAATGTATAACTATATTGATTATCTTCTAATATATGATTAGATTTAGGTATAAAATTAAGTTTATTAAATATTAAACTTTTTAATTCATCAAATTTATAATTTTCGTTTTTGTCTATCATATATCTACCAACTTGTCCTACGTTTCTAAATTCAATTGAAGTTCCTGTTCTATAATTTATTTTACTAAATTTATCTATCACTCTATCTACAATATGTTCATTTAAGTTTTTTATAACAATAATACCTACAGATAAACGCAAGTTTAAATCTAAACAATTATAAAAAGCATTCATTTTTTTATCAGAACATTTTAACTTATCCGTAATTTCATATATTGAATCATCATCAAAACCAGTCATACTTAAATAAACAGTTTTTAATCCACTGTCTTTTAATTCTAGTAAATAGTCTTTATTTGCAATTCTAAGTCCATTAGTTGCAATAGTTGTTCTATGTCCAAGTTTGGTTGTTTCTTTTATGATTCTAGGCAGGTCTTTATGTAAAGTTGGCTCACCACCTATAAATCTAAATTCAGTTGATTTTTTAAATCTACTAATAAACTCAATAACCTTTTCAGTATGTAAATCAGGCAAATCTCTATTTGGCAAATAACAATTAGCACACTCCATATTACATCTATGTACTATGTCGCAATAAACAGCTTTGTAATTACTATTCTCTGGTAAGATTTCTTGTATCATATAATTTTTTTATTGTATCAAAACTATCAAATTCTTTTTTAAATGATATACTTAAAATAACTCTATCGTCTTGACTTTCATTAATAACGCCGTGTGGCACATTTGTATTTAAACAAATTGCCTTATTTAAATATACTTTTTCTACAATTTTACCTTTTTTATATTTTTTAGCATTAACATCTTGTATTTTGTTACCAACATTTATTTTAGGAATCTCAAAGGTATCTGTTGTTTCATAAAATACGGTATAACTCTTATCATCAACAATCACTGGTATATTAATGGCTACTTTTCTTTTATCCGTGTGTGAATGTATCTCACCTTTTGATAGTGTTTTAAAAAACTTTATATTTTCAATAATAGAAGAATCTTTAAATTGATTTAATATTTTTTTAATAACAGTATCTTCTAATGATACATATTGAGTATATAGGGAATCATTTTTAATAACACCATAAGAAGCCCATTCGTTTATGTTGTTTTTATAAACTTCTTGTAAATCCTTTATATTAAAATTAATTTCTGGTATTTCAAAGTAATTTTGCATAATTTATTTTTTGTTTGTTATTTTACAAATAATTTTTGTTCTACAATTTCTTTGATAGATTTATCAAAATAATTATTCCTAGAATATGTGTCTGTTACTTTATCATAGTTTAGCCAAGGTGTCAATCCCATAACTAAATTTATTCTAGGTTCTTTAGTTTCAACTTTCTTAATTATAGCAGGCCTATGTTCAACTCTAGTGTTCCAAAGGTATGCTTTACCAACTTCTAATACGTAAGTTTTATCTTTATATTGTATAGCATACTCATCACTTGTTTGTAATGGTATGTTTACTCTTAGTAGTTGACAAGTAGGTTCATCTACGTGCCATCCTATATTTTCTTTAGGCTGTTCTCCGTAACCAAAAATATAAGCAACTCTACTCCTAGAAATATGAAAATTAAATTTATCTAAAAAGAAGCCTAAGTTTTTTTGTACAATTTCACTTATGTGTCTAAAACCAAATGTATCGTGGTAAGTATCTTTTAATTGTTTGTGATCTCCAGCGCCTTTTGCCAGACCCCAAGTTTGATCTAATAATTTTGATCCCCAAACCTGATGAAAAATATTTTCAGATTTATCAAAGAACGTAGGATTATAAGTTAAACCAAATCCTTTATATCTCTCGTGTGTGCCGTGTTTTGTTCTCCAACCTTGTAACCCGACTTCATTTTCTATTGTTTTAACACCTTGTAAAATTTGTTCTGCTGATGGTAGACCTAATTCTTCTAACGTAAACTCATACCAACCGAAATCTTTTTGCAAATTATCACTATTATTGAATAAATTTTTCACTTCGTTTATTAGCATATAATTATTTATACTATATAAATATAGCTATAATCATTACATAAGTCCGGATAACTTGATTTTTTAAGAGTTTTGTGATATAATAAGACTATGAAAGTTAATATAATATGTACGAGCAAACCAGGTGATGGCCTATTACATTACAGCTATGAACACTGTGATTATTTAAATTCTATTGGCATTAAATCTCAACTAATTATTATACCTCATAATCCTTTTTCAAAGCAAGATTATATATCGGCCATTAAAAACAAATATATTCATTTTAAAAACGTTATATTTGATGAATATAATCCTACCTCAAAAGAAGTAACTATAGTTATGGGTAGAAGTATGATTACTATTCCTTATTTAAATAGAAAAAATTATACAAATGACCAATTGTTAACTTTAAATTTATTATACAAAAATCATACTATAGCTGTATATTCAGAAAATCATATTAAAGAGTATGATGAAGCTTTGACTTATTTTAAACCTTTAGGTATAACTGATTTGTGCGACTTTGATGTTTATCCTAATGGTGTAGGCAAACAATTTGAAAAAATTATTAACTTCAGTATATACAAACCTGTAATTAATAATATGCAATTTAAATATTTGTTTTTAGGTACTAATAAAAGATATTACGAGTCAGTAAAAAAAGTTATTAAAGATTTTACATCACACGGTATATTAACATACAATGAAGATTATATTGATAAAAATTATAATAACATTTTTGCACCTATAGACAATTTATTAAGTTTATTTGATACTTACGTTTATACAAAAGATTACTTTGATCCTGCACCAAGATTAATGCAAGAATGTAGATACTTTAAAAAAGGTTTTGTTTATTTAAGAGATAAAAATATCAAAGATGGTGGTTCTGTTTATTATAATAGGCCGACCAATTGTCTTACCGACAAGGTTAATAAAGACAATATAAACGTTTTAATTAAGGAAATAAATGAACGGCTGGGATAGAGAATACTTACAGAATAAAGACAGTTATCAATTACTCTTTGATAATATAATGACACGTGAACAAGAAGCTAACGTAGAGTTTTTAGAAGAAAGTATTAAAAATATTGTAAACAGAAAGTGTGTTGTGGCCGTTAATAGTGGTACAGACGCCTTATACTTTTCTTTATTAAGTCATAATATCAAAAAAGGAGATGAGGTATTAGTAACCAACTTCTCTTGGATTTCTACAGCTGCTTGTATATCTATGGTTGATGCAACTCCTGTATTTTGTGATATTGATTTAAACACGTATCATATGTCTTTAGAAAGTATCAAACGTATGTATTCAGACAAGACAAAAGCAATTATCTATCCTCATCTATTTGGTAATGTGTCTGATACAAAAGACATTATAGAATTTTGTAAAGAAAAGAATATAATTTTTATAGAAGATGCTTGTCAATCTATTGGAGCTAAACAAGCAGGCACAATAGGCCATTGTAGTGCATTTAGTTTTGCAGCCAACAAACCAATTGCTGGTATAGCAGGCGGTGGTGCATTTCTAACAGATGATGAGGAAAAGGCAAATATAGTTAAAAAATTAAGAAGAATGGGAAAAGGTAATGATTTTGAAATATTAGGACGTAACTCTAAAATGTTATTATTTAATGCTGAAGTTATAAATTTTAGATTAAAAAAATTGAAAACTTTTGAAAATCAAAGACAGGCCATAGCAAGATTATTTAATAGAGAGTTTAAAAACTTGCCTATTATAACACAAGAAAATCCTAATCATATCTATAGTAGGTATGTTATAAGATTTAATGATAGAAAAACTAGAGATATTATTAAAGAAAAATTAAATGCTCAAATACACTATGACAAATCTATATCAGAAAATTCTATGTATCAAAATATATCATATATAAAAGATGATTGTAAAAATACTCAATTAGTATGTGATACAATATTGTCTATACCAAATCATCCTTGGTTAACATTAGAAGAAACAACTAAAATTTTAACTACCATATATGAACATAATTACTAGTCCATCTTTTAATAAGATATGTTACCTTGATGAAAAAAATAATATGATAGATATTACAGATAAGTGTCCTATTGAACTGTGTATAAAAATTAAAAAAATTATAAAAGATTTAGCAATAGACAAAAACTCAATTAAACCAGTTGAAGATATTTACCACCATATTATAGAAAAATTATATCTTACGCCTAGGTTTTATGAAGATGTAAATTTTAACAAGGTATCTAAAGAAAAATTAAGTATAGCATTTAACAAATTCTTCTTTGATAAATTAGATGAAAACATTTAGAGAAATAAAAGACAATTATTTGGCCATAGATTTCTTCTTATCTATGTCTTGCAATAAGAATTGCCATTATTGTACAAGCTATACTTTAGAGATGAGAAATCTTACAGTAGATATGGATTTTCTAAAGCAAACATTAGAATACTTAAAAGACTATAAAGTAAGGATATGTTTATTGGGAGGTGAACCAGGATTAATTAAAAATTTACGTGAAGTTATATCTGAAGTTAAAAGATACCCTAACTTTATATGTTCAGTGTTATCTAACTCATTTGTAAGAAAGAAATATCCGGAAATATTAGAAGATTCAGATATACTATATGTTGAACATTTAATATTAGACTTTTATGAAGATAAAATAGAAAAACTAGGTAACTATGATTTCTTTGGCGAAAATGATAAGAATAATTATAATGTGGTTGTCAAAACTCCAAATTTTTACAAATATAAAACAAACTTTCCGGATGATATTAAAAAATTAGAACACAAGAATACTATGTGGAAAGAGTTTAATGGAAGATCACCAGAATTTACAGATATAATACAGGCGGCCGAAATAGACAGGAAGATGTGTGCAGCCTTTCCTACGGTACCTGTTATAGACTTTGAAAAAAAACATATAGTACATTGTAGTAAAAAGTTTGCTAATAATACAGAATTATCAAAAACGTTTGAATTAACAAAAGAGAACGTTGACAAAATGATGAACTTTAGACTATTTAAATATGAAAATTATTGTAAGACTTGTACTGAATATGTTAAACCTGAAGGACATTTTCCTTTACGAAAATATGCGAGTATATTAAATGAGTAATTTTTCATTTTTTAATCGTAGAGCTGTTAATATTGATATAACACACAGGTGCGCTTTAGAATGTATCAGATGTTTTAGAACAATGTTTTATACAAGTAAAAAAATAAAAGTGCCAGGTGAAGATATGTCAATGGATAACTTTCTAAAAGTAATAAAACATTTTAAACAATTGAATTTTTGTGGTCAATATTCTGATCCCGTACACCACCCTAAATTTATAGAAATGTTAGAAATAACTTATAAAAATAAAAATAATGTTTTTGTGCATAACGCTTCTTCTACAAAATCAAAAGAATGGTACATACAAGCTTTTAAGGCAAATCCGGATGCACGATGGACCTTTGGTATAGATGGTTTACCAGAAGAAAGTGAAAAGTATAGAAAAAATCAAGATGGTGTTAAACTGTTTAATATAATGTTAGAGTCTAAAAAATATTTAAAAAAATTACCAGTATGGCAAATAATTGTTTTTGGTTATAATGAAAATAATATAGAAAAATGCAAACAAATGGCAGAAAAAGCAGATGTAAAAATTATGATATTACAATCATCAAGATGGATTAAAGACGATCCACTCAAACCAAAAAATTCTGAATATTTAATGAAAAGTAAATTCAAATGATTAAAAAAGAAAATTATATAGAAAATGAATTAGATCCTATGTGCCTAAAAAATGAAGTACACGTGGCTATAACCAATCAAGGAGAACTAATACCGTGTTGTTATATAGATACACCAGATAATAATTTAAACTCCGAATATAAAAAACTTTTAAAAGTGAGTAAGATAAGTGATTATGATAATATAGAAGAAATATATTTAAATAAAGAATGGTTGGAATTTGCAGAAAATTTAAAAAATCACAAAGGATTTAAGGCTTGTCAAAATATCTGTCCTAAAAATCGTAAAACAGATATTAATAATATAGCCAGAAAAGAAAAAGTATATTATAAAGGTAAAGTGGTAGATGAAAAAAATTATTAGTGTTGCTTTAAACTTACACGATCATAATACCTATAATGGTATTTTTCATAATCAAAGGGAAAGACACACAAGAATTAAACACAATCTACCTCTTAACAAAAAAAATAAAGTAAATGTAGATGATTATAAATTAAATGAGATGTTTATAAAAGAATACTTTAAGAAAACGAATGATAATATACTAAGCTTTACTTATACTGTTGGTGGT